AAGAACCGGCAATGAACTGCCTGAAATCAGACAACGCTTGATCACCAGCAACAGAGCCCCGCTCAACAGCGTCCTGTGCGCGTTGACGTGCCAACTGCGACAAAGAAGACTGCTCAATACCGGCATCTTTTATCTGTTGACGCAACGCTTCTTCAGCCGCAGGCACGCCCTTACGTGCCTCCTCGGCGGCAGCGAACGTTGCGTAACGGTCAGCGGCCTTCAAAGCCGCCTCACGTTGACGATCCATGATCTGCTGCTGGGCAGGAGGCAAACGCAAAGCAGGAGCGTTCTCCGCTCCAGTCGACAAAGGCTCACCCGGAGTAGCAGCACCAGCCAAATCAATCCAACTAGTAGGGCTACCCGTCTCAAGTCCCTGCTCCGTCATGCGACGCAACAAATCCTGAGGAGTGCCAGTGCTCTTCGGTACGATATCCGCACCGCCATAACCAGTCATAACATTCCGGCCACCAGTCAACTGATACAACTGGTTCATCGGATCAGAAGAAACACCAGCAGGAGGAGCACCCCCAACAGCCTCAACCCCACGCGACGTAGTCGCACCCGGAACCAAAGCATTCAACAAAGCCAAACGCTCAGGAGTCGGCGCACCAACCGAACCGCCCTCAGGCATCCGTGCACCAACAGCAGAAAGCCCCGCCTCAACAGAAGGAGGAGTCACAGACCGATTAAAGAAATCGACGATCCCCTGATTCATCTCCCCGGTGTCACGTTGGTTGACCGCACCCTGAACCATCTCAAAGCCGACACGACCAAGTTTGTCACGCAGGTCGTCCGCCAATTCACCCTGCTTATCGGCACGGCCCTGAATATCTGCAGCGGCACTGGCTAGTGCTGCATCAGGTTGGAACTTCCAAAGATCCGGATCATTGAACTGGCCGACAAAGCCAAGTTCTTCCATATCCTTACGGACATCCGCTTCTGGTCGATAACGATACAAATCGCCATCAATCTGGAACACGTTCTTCTCAGCATCAACAGCCTTAGCGAACTCCGAATAGGAGTTCTTCAAAGCGTTGAAATCTGCAGTGCTGGCAGCAGGCACATCCATCAACGGCGCACCAGTTTCGTCACGAAAAACAACACCAGAAATAGCGTCCAACGCTACATCGACCGGAGTGCCATTAATGACAGAGGTCGAAATAGTGTTCAACGTTTCAGGTGCAATGCCGAGCCGTTGACCAATCCGACGAATCGACTCATTGATTTCCTGCTGCAACGCTAAAGGACTGGGCCCCTCGTACGGCTCGTACGACAACCCTTCAACAACAGTCGCAATATCGCTGCCATCAAGGAAGCCAAGCAAAGCCTGACCCAACATGTTGCTACCAAACCCGGCAAGATTCTCAATAGCACTGATCTGGCCGGTGCCCGACAGCGTCGCACCAGAACCAATACCAAGGAAACCTGCCAGAGCGGCAGCGTCTAGTTGCTGGTTGTCCTCTCCAGCCATCAGATCTGTCCCGCCATCGAAACAGCCTGATCAACCGGCATGCCAACCTGATTAGCGAACTCCATCCAGAACTTCACAATGTCCTGCGGGTCAACAATGTCCACGATTGGATCAATGATGCTTCTGAACGCAGTAATAGACTGATTCATAGCGTCAGTGTCAAACGTTGCCTGCCCCTGAAGAGCAGCCAACTCGCGCTCATCAAACCCAAGGTTCGCAGCAATCTGTTCACGACCAATAGCCGTGATCAACTGGTCAATATCAGACAACTCGCCAGCACGAGACTGCCCCAAACCGAACTGCTGAGACTGAGCCAAACCAGCCAACTGAGCCAAATCGCTTACCTGCGCAATATCGATATCGCTCAAACGAGACGCACGGTTAGCCGCCTCAGACTGAGCCAACTGGTCATACAACTGGGAAATAGCAGCACTCTCAGCAGCAGCACCTTGCTGCGCTGAAGTTTGCAAACCAGCAACAGTGGAAGCATCAGCACCAACCATAGGCACCTGACTCACAGGCAAAGGATTGTAAGCAGGCTGCTGATACGCAGCCGGAGCGGCCTCCACACGTTGACGTGCAGCCCCATAACCCTGCCTAGCCTGACCAGAAGAAGTCTCAGCCATACGACGAAGGTTCTCCTCCATCAAACCGTAACGGTTAGCAACCTCCTCTTTAGAGGTTTGCGTACCAGACAGCAACTGGCCGAACAAATCACCAGTCTCCTTCTTGGCCCCACCTAAATTAGATAGATACTTGTCATAAATACCCATGATCAACTCCCCATGAACGGGTAATACTTCATCAACTCTGCAGCCAGATCAGCGATCCCGCTCGCCTTAGCGATCTCCGCCTCCTGAACAGCAGCCTCATACGCGGCCTGAGCCTGAGCATCAGACATGTTCGCCAAATCGAATTCCTGCTGACCCTGACGACGAATGTCCTGCTCAGAACGAAACGCCTGAGTAGCAAACTCATTACGACCCTGCTGCTGCAAACCACTGTTACGTAGCCCGCGTTGCGAATACGCAGCAGACAAAGCACCCAAATCCTTATTTGTTTGCTCACCCAAACTTTGCAACTCGCGCTGCCCACGTTGCTTAGACAAAAAGCGGCTGTAGGCGTTCTGCGCCACAGTCGCATCACGCTGAGTGCGTGCCGACCGTTCACCCCGTCCAGCGGAAAGACCAAGATTCGCAAAGGAAGCCATCACTTAATAGCCATTTCGTTACAGCCCGCCAGCATCAAGACGGTCGCGGATACGTTCTAACTCTTGAATTAACGCCAAAATGATTTGGCGCAACACCTGAGCATCATCGCCCTTCAGGCGACCCAAACCCGGCGTAGTGAACTTCTGATCAGCCATCAGGCACGACTCCTACGAGGATTGAACTTCAATGTGATACCGTTCACACCCCAAGCCTGACCGCCAGAACCAGATACCTTCAACTGGATAGCGTTAGATAACCCAAGATTCGTGCCCTTCACCAAATCAGAACCCAAATCAGGCTGAACCCAAGACTCGTAGCCACCAGAAAACGCTGTCCCAGTAAAATCTAAAGTGAAATCGCGGACAGAAACAGACCGGTCCCAGTTGTGGTAAGTCGACACATTGATCGTGGTGTCCTCACCCAACTGGCGGACCAGAAACTCTGGTCGCCGCCAAAACTTCTTCGACGTAGTCATGTCCGCATCACGCCACTTCGTGACGTAATACGAATCGAAATCCTGAGCAACACCAGCAATCGTGTCTTGAGCCTCATCCACAACATCGATCTGCAGCACGTAAGGCTGTGTCGGATGCAACACGACAGGGAGACGACGACCAAAGTCGTCGATAAACTCTGTACCACCAGCAAACCCGTAGCCGTCAGCCAACGTGTACCGGCTCCAAGCCCCACGCTCACCAACAGTCTGATCCCACACAAACGTCGTAGTCGGAACAGAAGCCTGCACCGACCCATTGAACTTCACATCAATGTCATCAAAAATGACATCCGTCTCATCAAACGTTTCGTTGGTTGCAGGATCGACACCGACCGGCAACGACACCATCACCTTGCGATCAAGCCACGACAAGTAGATGCCTTCCAACGACTCGTCATTCATCTCACCGATCTGAATGATCGGACGCATACTTTGAAACAGATCAATAAAACTTGAACCATCGAAAGCAAACATGCCGTCAGGCCAAGAGAACATAAAAACAGCAGACTCTGTTGCTGTTACCGCTTTCGGTGACGGCACACCAATCTGATTCGTCAACTGAACCAACTGGAAAGTCGCCTCATCGAAACCGAGAATCGAAAACACCGCACGCGGCTTGAACACCAGCAACTGGTCACCAAACGAAACAATCGCTTTGATGCCACGGCCACCGCCAACCACATCGATGTAGTCCAACTCACGCCAAGACTCCGGATTGCCCGGATGAGAAAACCTGACACGATCAGGGAACGGGGCAAAACCACTAGAACCATTACCGTCATACGTGTGAGCAACCCACAAACGATCAGCATGCACAGCCAAATGTTCGGCACGGGGACAATGAGTCCCCGATGCCCCAACATAAGAGTTCTGCCAATCAGAGTTCGTGTAACCAGACGCAGTTAACAACGTTGCCGCAGGTGACGCGCCAGTCCCGTCCCACCTGAAACAATCATTCGACGCGCCAGCAGAACCATAAATGTATGACGTACCAGAGTTCGACCAAGCACCAAACTCTGCGCCATCAACCGAATCCGTCGTGACACCCATGTCAGCAAACGCATCGGTCTCGGTCCAAAACACCTTGTTGTTTGCTGCAACAAACAACTGGCGTGTATTGCCGTCCCACGCAAACACCCTGTGCGGATCAAACGACCCGCCAGCAATAGAACCAATAGCAGAAGCGTTGTAATCCTTGATGCCGTTACGCTGAGAGAAACCGCCACGTGGATCAATATCCACGTTCAACATGTCCGGCGACTCATTATCAGCCAACTGGTATGCGTCAGCACGATAATTGAGACCGCCAGTGAAGTCCTTGAGGGCGACAGTTTCCAGACGTGACATCAGAAGTAAACCGGTGACTGCCAGCCGTTAGACGATTCGTGGAAACGACCGCCAGAATAGACAAGCGGACGGTGCGACGACACACGCATAATGTCAGAAGCAGCAAGCCTGACAGCCTCATCAAACGAATCACGATAGAACCGTGCCAACTGCACATCTTCCTGCAACTGATACAACTGTGCGACCGCATAATAAACAAGCGACTGATGCAGCCTGATGTCAGCATCCACCTCTGTCGTATCGTTTGCAGTCCATTCAGTTGGCTTGCGGTAACCCCGCAACGCCAACGCGTACACCGCATTGGGCTTCGGCCACAAATACAGTTTCTGTTCCCACACAGAGAAATGCATCGGACGACCAGCAGTGTCCTCCGTGCCCAACCAGAACGCCTCGGCATCAGCATGATCAACCAAAGTCAACCGGACACCACCAACAGACCCCTCAACCACAGAAGTGATCTCACGCACATCGCCAGTGCCGATACCAGAAACAGAATACGAAGCCTGATCCTGTACAGTTGATAGCGTGTACGACTTCTCAAGGAACGGCCAACGCCGCTCCAAAGAAATCATACGGTCATAGCCGTCCTTGATGTACATGTTGAGCAGCGCATCAGACACGTCATCAGTGTCCATGTCGACAATCTCACGGACCTTGGAGCGGATCTCACTCAGATTCAACTTCACGCTCCTTTACATCACGGGCCATCTTCCGCAGATGACCCATACAATAATCAGTTCCCTTAGCCCGATACCCCTGACATGTCGCATCATTCGCCATGCAACGGGTATGCCCCTCATACGGCATTCCGCCGGGAGGGGCAGGTTGGGAGCCTTCCGCTTGAGCAGCAGGTCGGGCATCCCGCAAAGCGGGCTCCCCATAAAGAGTGTGTGCAGGTACAACAGCCATCACTAATAGGCTGAATCGTTACCCAAATACGCCAGAGGCGGGGGACAAAAGTCCCCCGCCACCAGCATCACATGGCTGATCAGGCGGTGCGGCCTGTCAGTTTGCCCTGCTTCTTGCGGTTACGGACCGTGAGGTTGCCGTAGCAGAAGATGAGGGCATAACGGGCATCCATGTTCTCAGGACGGACAAAATCCGTCTGCGAGAACCACTTGCCCGAGTGACCGACGAGGGTCAGGTACTTGCTGTTAATGAAGAACATGTTGCCTGAAGGGCAGTCCACGTCGTAAACGACAGGTGCTGACTTGAACAACAAGTTCTGGAAGCCAAGGTTGGCCTTGTCGGTGTCGGTGTAACGAAGTTGCGGCGTGAGCAGCGACTCGTACTTCTCAAACAGAGTCTGAGTGGTAAGCACCATGTCTGGGTGGTCGTTACCAACTGACACCGTGTTGTACGCGGTGGTCATGTCGGCGGTGGTGAGCGCACCAGCGGTGCCCTCTTCGTACGAACCCCAGAAGCCGTTGCCAGATCCTGCTGGGTCAATGCCACCAACTGCAGTGGTTGAGTCGACCAAGTTGCCAAGACCGTTCCATGACTTGCCGGAGTCGGTTCCACCAGCACCAAGGGTGTCGGTTCCGTCACCGAAGAACATTGCGTTGAAGCCTTCCTTCATTGACTCCTCGGCCTGCATGACCTTGGCTTCAAGAAGGTTAATGATTGCTGCTTCACCGTTGTTCTTTGCTTCCTCAATGCCGCTGATCGCGATCGAAGCAGCGTACTGCTTCCATTCGAACTCGGCTGCTGAGATGCCCTCTTGTGGGGTGAGAGCAATGGTGTCGTACCCAGCGTATGGGCCAACAGTTCCATTTTCACCGTAGATGAGCGGCTCAACAATCTTGGTGCCGCCATCGACCATACGAAGACGGCCATTTTCCATGAGGTGGTTGGTAAGTGGACGTGCGTTAAACACGTTGTCCGTCAACTGGTCGCGATAGTTCGCGATTGTGGTTGACAGAAGTTCATCAAAGTTGCTGTTTCCAGCCATTGTAATCTCCTAGTGGATCAAGAGACGCCGTACTGCCGCTTCGCGGCATTCCATGCGTCAGAAACTGAACGGATTGGAGATGACTCCTCAAGGCCCTGCTCCGTAGCCGAAGCACCACCAGACACTGCCCCAGCCTCGCGCTTCGCATCCAGCACCGCCTGCTCTTGAGCAGTACGATCACCCGCCAGACGCTCTGCTGCTTGGACCCGAGACATCAGCCGGTCGAACGCCAACTGCTTGTACACGGCCTCAAGATCAGTGGAACCATTAGCCAAAGCCTTAGCCACCACTTCTTGAGCATCAAAGTCATCACCGTATGTGGTTTGCAGCCGAGAAACTTCAGTCTCCAATTTCTGGTACGCACGCTCTTGCTCAAATTGTGCGATCCTCTGGTCAAGTTCCTTGACACGTGCGGCAACTGGATCGTCCCACTCTGCGTCCCCAGCATCCTCGGCGGCCTGTTCGGCAACCTGCTGGGCTTGAGCCTTCGACAAACCGTAATGGGTTTGTAGAAGATCAATTGTTTTCGCGGGATCGTTCTCCAAAGCCTGTGCCACTGCACTTGCCCACTGGAGGGTCTGCTTCTGCTGCGCCAATTCCTGCGTCTTACGGGTATAGTCCGCTTGACGGCTGTAACCGGCCACCGCCTCAGATAACGGTACTCGCACGTCCTCTCCGTCAACCTTGACCACCACATGGTGATCGGAAAATTCGTCAACATTAAGGGTTGGTGCATCCGCCGCTACTTCGACGTTTCCGCCCACATCTTCAACTTGTCCACCATCCGCTTCAACGGGGGCGGGGTCTACCACGGGGGCATCTGCTATTTCACTCACTTAGAGTCCTTTCGGTTGCTCCTATTATTAGAGAAAGATCGTTACCTGCGGGCGTTGCGGAACCGTATAAACACCTCCGCAGTGCCCCAAGTAATCGCTGAAAGTACGCCAATGACCCAAGCCCCAAACAGGAACAAGGCCATCAGGAACTTTTTCACCAGAGGTGCTTACACGCCCAGTAACGCGCCGACAGAATGTCGGTCGCCGTCGAACACTTATGACGCGCATGGAAAGACTTACGGCGAGCCTTGCCACGCTCCGACTTCGGGCTAGAACCCTCAGTCGTCACACCCTGCTGCCCAAACCTGATCGTCTTCGTCTTACCATCAGCATTACGCGCAACAACAATCCACGACTTAGTCGGATGACTAGGCGTCCGCTTAGGCTTGTTGTAATCAGACACCCCAGCGTTCTTAAGTTTGGCGTCTTTCTCAGCCATCAGTAATCCATGTTGTTGCGACGAGCCTGCGAACGCTTCGCAACCTTCTTCGCTGGAACCTTCTTAGCGGCAGCCTTCTTGGCTGCAGCCTTACCTGCCTTCGTGTATGGGTACTTCTTTCCACCGACCTGTGGCATGGATATCTCCTTAACTATTGGGTAGGTTCACGCCCATGCGTGAAGACAACGCAGCAAGAACTGCAGGATCAACACCCGACAACTCCATCGGGTTAGCGGCAGGCGGAGCCGCAACACCAGCCGGACCGGCAGGCGGCGGCTCCGTCATCCCCGGCTGCAACGCCCCGGGAAGAGGCATCGGACCAGCCGGAGCCGCACCCTGAGGTGCGGGAGGCGCAGGAGGTGCAAGGAACTCGGCAGGGTTCTTGATGCCGAAACCGAACTGCAACACGTGAGCGGCAAGCCGCTCCACGTTCACAACACCAGCAGAAGCAAACGGTGCCATCGCATCAACCATCTGCAACGCCATCTGACGACGGAACGACTCATTGTTCGGCGCAGTAGAACCAGCCTCAACCTCAAAGTCGAACTCACCCGAAATGTAATCACGATCAAACGTGATCCACATCGGCACACCA